TTGAACATCTTGAACCAGAAGACCGAGCAGGTCGCCCCTGACCGGCTCCTCCCGCACCCCAGGAACCCCAACGTCGGCAGAACGGACGTCATCCAGGCCAGCATCGAGGAGCTGGGCTTCTACGGCGCGATCGTCGCGCAGCAGTCCACCCGGCACATCCTCGTCGGCCACCACCGTCACCAAGCCGCCGTGCAGGCCGGAGCCGAGAAGGTGCCGGTCATCTGGGTCGATGTCTCCGACGCTGTGGCCCTCAAGATTCTGCTCGTTGACAACCGCACTGCCGAGCTGGGCCAGCGCGACGAGGAGGCGGTGGCGGCGCTCCTGCAGGAGATGCTCGACAGCGGGGACGGCCTGATCGGCACTGGCTATGACACCGACGACCTGGACCAGCTGCTCGCCAGCTTGCAAGGTGACGTCCTACCACCGGTGGATGACGATGAGCCTGCCAGCGCGAGTGAACTCGAAGTCGCCCAGGAGAAGTGGGCCGTGCAGCCCGGCGACATCTGGGAGATCAGCAGCCTCAGCACCCCAGGCCGGTCCCACCGCGTCCTGTGCGGCGACGGCTTGGCCCCCGGCGCGTTCGACCAGCTGCTGCAAGGTGACTCGCCGGACGTGATCCACTGCGACCCGCCCTACGGCATCAGCATCGTCAACACCGGCGGCCAGATTGGCAGCGGCCAAGTTTACCGCCCCGTCATCGGCGACGACAGCACGGACACTGCCGTGCGCGCCTACCAGCTGACGAGCGAGCGCTTCCCGAAGGCGGTCCATGTCTGGTGGGGCGGCAACTACTACGCCGACCACCTGCCGCCGAGCATGGGCTGGCTGGTATGGGACAAGCAAAACGACGGCCTGAGCTTCGCCGACGTCGAGCTGGCCTGGACGAATCAGCACCGCGCCGCCCGGATGTTCCGCCACCTGTGGAGCGGCGGCGCACGGGGCAGCGAAACCGATGAGCGCCGCATCCACCCGACCCAGAAGCCCATTGCTCTGGGGGTCTGGGTGCTCGAACAGCTCGCCGCGCCCGGCAGCATCGTGCTCGACTTGTTCCTGGGCAGTGGCATGAGCCTGCTGGCCGCCGAGCAGCACGGTAGCGTCTGCTTTGCTGCCGAGATCGAGCCGCTCTACGTCGCGGGCGTACTGGAACGCGCAGCGCGGCGGGGCTTGAGCTGCACCCGCCAGACACCCGTGAAGTTCCGCTGAGGCCCTTGCCAGCGCATCCGGTTTCCGTACCCCGAGGAGGTGAAACATGATTGACCCCAAACCCAAGCAAAAAGTAGTCGTCGCAGTCGCGCGAAGCGCGAGCCGAACCCCGGTGGACGGCCCGCTGGCTACGACTGGAGTGCCCTGCGCCGTGAGTTCATTCGAGGCGAAGACAATGTGACTTTCGAGTCCCTGAGTCACAGAACTGGTGCGCCCACCTACGGCACGATTAAAAACCGTGCAGCACGCGAGGATTGGACGGATTTGCGCGTGCAGTTTCGTGACTCAGCGATGACTCGAATTTGAGATATCGACCTCGATCTGAAAGCGGAAGTGCGGGGTCGTCACGCCAAGGTCGGCAAGGCCCTGATCACCCTGGGCGTGCGGGCGCTGGCGCATCAGAACCCTTCGACGTTGGAGGCCGTGGACGCGGTTCGGCTGCTGAAGATCGGCACGGACATCGAGCGCAAGGCCCTGGGGATGGAAGAGGTGCAGATCCGGGTGGGGCGCATCAAGAACCCCGAGGACCTGGACAAGCTTGGCGAGACGGACCTGTGGCAAGTGGCGAACATGTTGCCCCCTGGAGAAGATGATGACGACGAGCTCTAGATTTCCTGCCTGGCTGACCCGCAAGGCGGTCATTCAAGCCATCGCGCGTAAGCGCCTGCGTACAATGGGCAAGCTCCCAGACGACAAAGACGGCAATCAGCAGGCCAAGTGGAACAAGTACCAGACCAACCTCCTCGGCTTCTGCGAGAAGGTTCTCGGCATGACGCCCTGGCGCGGCATGAACGGTCACGCCGGACAGTACGAAGTGCTCGAAGCCATCCAGGACAGCGTCACCCGGCAGCTCGTGGGCGAGACCAACGTCCCGTACATTTTCGTGGTGGAGGCCGGGCACGGCTTGGGCAAAACCTACGGCATCGAAGCGCCCGTCATGGCCTGGTTTTACCGCTGCTTCGCGCCCAGCGTCATTCAGAGCACCGCGAACAGTGTTCAGCAGGTGCGCGACACCCTCTGGAAAGACGTCCGGACCCACGTCACCAACGCCCGCGCCCGCCGCCGCGACGTGATGCCCGGCCTGCTGCCGCGCGACATGCGCGCTGAGCAGTCGGCCAACCACTTTGCGATGGGATTTACCACCAGCGACGCGGGCGGCAGCGGCACCGAGCGCGCCCAGGGCCAGCACAACGCCTTCCACCTGTGGGTGTTCGAGGAAGCGGAGGGCGTACCGGAGTTCATGTACGACGCGGTCAAGCGCCAGTTCACCGGCAACACCGTGCGGATCTGGCTGCTGGTGGCCAACCCGAAGACCAGCAGCAGCACCTTCCAGGAAATGAAGCTGCATCCGCTCGCCACGGTGTTCCGCCTGAGCCTGCTGAACTTCCCGAACGTCTGGAACGGCACGAACGAGGTGCCTGGTGGTACTGACCGGACCACCTTCAACAACTGGATTGAAGACCAGCGGACGTTCGGCTGCGAGGTGCTGCCGGAGCACGATGAGGCCCGGCATACCTTCGAGCTGCCCTGGCCGGTCCCGAAAGCGGGTGGTGGGCAGCATGCGCCCGGCACGATCTTCGCCCCCAAACGGGGGTTTCTTTATGGGGCGCTGGGCATCCCCCCGAGCGGTGGCGGCGGCGACACCTTCATCAGCGCCGGGCGCTTCGACGCTTGCGTAGTTCGGGAAGTCGAACCGGAAGGTCAGGCGGCGGCGGGACTCGCCGCTGCCCTGCTGGTGGCCGTGGCGACCCATCAGCCGCTGCGGCGACCGGTGCGCCGGGTGCAGCTGGGCATCGACTGCTCGCGGTTCGGTGACGACGCTGGTACCCTCTACAGCCTCTTCGACCGCACCTTGAAGTTCGAGGACGCCATTCAGGGCGCGCAGGATGCGGACGAAATCACGCGAACCGATCGGTACGTGCAGGCTGCCCGACTGGCCTTACGTCGCGCGGCAGCCGTCGGTGCTACAGCGGCCAGTATCCGGGTGGACATGGCCTACGGCAGCGGCATCGTGGACGGCCTCAAGAAAGCCGAGGATCTCCAGAGGCTGTTCCCTGACGGCTATCACGTCTATGAGGTTCCCTTCGGTGCAGCAGCCTCCGACCGCGAACAGTACGCCGACCTGGTGACTGAGATGTATGCGCTGGCCGACGAGGTGCTCAGTGTGGTGCACATCCAGAACCCACCCCTGCTGCTCAAGCGTGACCTGACCGAGCGCAAGTACGGGTACGTCACCAGGGGCGACCGCGACGTCAAGAAGCTGGAGCAGAAGACCAAGTTCAAGCAGCGCACCAAGGGGCAAAGCCCGGATGACGGCGACGGCGCGGTCCTCGCGTTGGCTCCGGAGCGGCTGTTCGTCCTGCCGGATGCCAAGCCGTTCACGCCTCCAACCGGCGGCGTGGGCATCTGCGTGCAGGACCTGGGTAAATCGAGTGCCTGGCGCACGAGGAGGTGATGACAACTGAAGAGAATCGACCTGGGCATCCTCGGCACCACCGGCAACGGTGGAGCCTGGTGGGACCGCGAACTGCCGGAGTTCGGGCGCAGCGCCAGCGAACAGTACACCGAGATCCGCGACAACAGCGCCGTCGTGGGCGGCGCACTCTTCGCGCTGGAGAGCTTCTTCCGCCGGGTCACCTGGACGGCCAGAGCGGCCATCAAACCGGACGGTCCCAGAGGGGCCTGGACTGAGGCACGGGCGAAGTACTGGGCAGGCTTCCTCGACCAGTCTGTGGACGACATGAGTCACACCTTCCCCGGCTTCATCGCCGAGGTGCTGACCATGCTCCCGCACGGCTGGAGCTACTTCGAGGTGATTTACAAGTACCGGCGCGGCCCCGGTGAGCAAGACCCCCGGTACCGCAGCCGCTACACCGACAATCTGCTCGGCTGGCGCAAGCTGAGCCTTAGACCCCCGAACACCCTTTCTCGCTGGGAGTTCGATGGCGACGGCGGCATTCAGGGCATGTGGCAGAGCACCAGCAAGGGCGAGGTCTTCTTGCCGATCCAGCGCTCGCTGCACTTCCGCACCACCGAAGCGGGCAACCACCCGGAAGGCCGCTCGATGCTCAAGAACGCCCGGCGCAGCTACTACTACCAGAAGCGCCTGGAAGAGTTCGAAGCCATCGGCGTCGAGCGCAATCTCACCGGCATCCCGCACGTCCAGGTGCCCGCTGAGTTCCTCTCGACCACTGCCACGCTGGAGCAGCAGGCCACGCTGGCCTTCCTGGTCGAGCAGGCCAGGGCGTTGCGCCGAGACGAGGCAGGCGTCATCGTCTCGCCCAGTGAGACCTACATCGAGACGGTGGTCGATCCGGTCACGCGGGCCAGCAAGCCGGTACAGCTCAACACCGGCTACAAGTTCGGCGTGATCGGCTCCCCCGGTACCGGCATCGACGTGAACCCGATCATCACCCGGTATAAGCGCGACGTGGCGGTGACGATGCTGGCCAGCTTCCTGATGCTCGGCATCGACGGGAAAGGTTCACTCGCGCTGAGCACCGATCTGACCGACCTCTTCGAGCTGGCGGGGTCGGGCATCCTCGACGGTGTGGCAGCCACCTTCAACCGCTTCGCCGTGGCGCAGCTGATGCAGCTCAACGGCGTCCCCGCCGAACTTTGGCCGACGCTGGAACACGGTGGGCTGAGCGACGCGGCGCTCAAGGCCATGTTCGACACGCTGAACAAGCTCCTGGCCAGCGGCGGTGTCACGCCGGACCTCGGCCTGGAAAACGAACTGCGCGACAAGCTGGGCCTCGGCCAGAAAGCCGAACCAGATCCAGCTGCTGCACCTGCCGTGCAGACCGGCTCTGGTCAGCAGGACCCCGCCACGGAGAAGACTGCCGCCCTGATCGACTTCAACTTCGATGCCCATTGAGAACGGCGGAACTTCGTACTGATCGCTTAATGCGCAATGAGCCACGCTTTAACAGCGGTTTCCAGAGCGTCAAAGGAGGCGAAACCAATGGTTCTGGCTGCGGCATCGCCGTTTCCCGTCTTTGCGAAAGCAAGTGCAAGGCGCTTCGGCTGGTCCTTGCCCCGCTGCTCTGCCAAGAACTCGACTACCCCGAGTCCCTGGCTGTAAGTGTGGTCCCATCGGTACTCGGGCACATCGTGAAAGTCCACCAACTTCGACAACGGCACCCAACCAACAGCGGCGTAGGTCTTCGCTCTGCTGTTCCATTCCTGTAACCGCTGTTTGTTCAAGAAGCTCCGGGCAGCGTAATTTGCCATGCCCTCGTGCAACCACCACGGAATGGGCTTGTTCGGGCTCTGGCTCTCTTGAGAAAGGGCCAGATGGGTGAATTCGTGAGTCAGCACTTGAAGGATCGCCCGTCGAATCTCAGCGGCGCTCCCGCTGGGCATGACGAACTTGATGGCCTCGCCTGGTTCATGCCAACCATTGACGGGCGGCAAAGACAGATAGACGCTGGCGCTCAAGCTAGAGAAGTCCGGATAGACCTTGATCGTCACGTCTTTGGGCACTGTCATTCCAAGCACGTCACGAACCTCTTGAGCAGCGCCCTCGGTGAGCAGAGCAAACGGGGCCAGGCGCTCCATCAGACCTGGTGTATTGAGCACGAGAAGATGACCCATTCCCGATTTCAAAGGAGTAAAGGCTTCTCCGGCATATCGCCATAGCTTCCCCAAATGGACAAGTTGAACGGGCACCGTAACGCGGCTTGTTTGCCCTTTCGTCTGACTTTCATCCTCTGGAGGCCGCGTCCAAACGAGCGTCAGCTTGGCGCTTGCTCCTGAATCTTGCGGCTGAATGTCGTTGAAGGCGTAAGTCACGTCTTGAGATGGATGGCGGGTCAAGTCAGCCGCGAAGTTGGTGCCCTCGACGGTGAATGTGCCGTTTGGGGCAAGGAGCTTTTGGTAAGCGGCGGCATCGCCAGTACGGGCGGCCGCTTGAAGGGCCTGAGCCAATTCCTGTGGCGTGTGCTGAGCAAGCGTCGTGGAAGACAACAGGAGAAGCGAGGTGAACAAGGCAGCCTGAAATGTCATCCCTCAGCTTACGGATGTCGGGATGACAGTGCACCGGGCGAAGTCACCGGCGCAGCTTGGGCGATCGAATCATCAAGCAGAGAAGCCAACTTTAGACGAACGGATGCCAGGACCAATTCCCCAGGAGGTACGCCATGTCCCAGCACGCAGGCCGTCCCCGAGACGCGCCGAAAGGAGTCCTATGAACGTCATTTCACTCGCCCTGGTCACCCGGTCTTTCTACAACCAGGTCTGGGCCGTTACCCCCGAAATGTACGGGGTGATGGAAAGCATCATCTTGGAGCGGCTTGAAGGCTACAAGCCCAGCACTGAAGAGATCAAAGCGCGCGTGGACGGCACCACGTACGGCAGCGACGTCGAGGGCACGCCCGGCAGTGAGATTGCCGTCGTGGCCCTGCACGGGGTGCTGATGAGCCGTATTCAGGCGATGGAGAGCCTCAGCGGCGGCAGCACGCCGCAGCGCTTTGCCTCGCTGGTGCAGGCCGCTGCCGATGACCCTCAGGTGGGCACCATCGTGATTTCGGTGGACTCGCCCGGCGGTGCGGTGAGCGGGACCGGCGTGGCCGCAGAAGCAGTCGCGTACGCTGCGAGCAAGAAGCGCACCATCGCCGTAGTGGATGACTCGGCTTACAGTGCGGCGTACTGGCTGGCTTCGCAGGCCACCGAGATCGTGATTCCCGAAAGCGGCGGGGTCGGTTCGATCGGCGTCATCATGGCCCACCTCGATCGGCGAGAGCAGTACGCCAAAGCGGGTGTGAAGCCCACCGTGCTGCGTTCCGGCGCGAACAAAGCCCTCGGCCAGAGCAGCGAAGCCCTCACACCCGCAGTCCGGGCCAAGCTCGAAGGCGACATGCAGAAGTACCACGATCTGTTCGTCTCAGCCGTGGCCCTCGGGCGCGGCCAGACCGCCGAGTACGTCCAGACCAACTGGGCGGACGGCAGCACCTGGCTCGGGCAGGAGGCGGTCGATCTGGGACTGGCAGACCGCATCGGCACCCTGGCCAGCGTCCTGGCCGAGCTGCAGGGTGCGGAAGCCGAGACGCCGCCCGCCACTTCCTTCTCACCAGCTGCCAGCGCCGCTCCACCCGGTCAAGCTGAGCAAAAGCAAGCCGACAGTGACGATGCGCCGCCCCCACCCGGGGCGGCGTCTTCGTCAAGCCCGATTCAGGCGCAGGACGCGCCACCGGAGGAATCCATGAACATCGCCGCCATGACCGCCAAGCTCGCCGCCAATCAGCCGCTCACTGCCGAAGAATCGGCCTTCCTGGCCAGCCACCTTGGGGCTGCCACCACGCCCACCCCGGCTCCAGCGGCCACACCTGCGGCAGCCGCCCAGCCCGCTGCGGTCCAGCCGGACACCAGTGCCTGGCCCGCTGAGGCCCGCGCTGCCTTTGAGGGCCTCAGCGCGCGCTTGAGCGCCACTGATGCCCGCGCCGTCGCGGCGGAACAGAGCGCCACTGCTGAGCGCAACATCCGTCTCACTGGCCACTTCGAACAGCGCGCCCACGCCCTCGGGCAGCCCACCGAGTTTGCCGCCACCCTGCGCGCCGCCCACGACAAGCTCAGCAAAGAAGAGTACGAAGCCTACGAGGCCGCCTTGAACCGGGGTGCAGCGGCAGCCAGCAACCTGCTCGACGCGCGCGGCTCCAGCCAGGCCCAGAGCGGCGACGCGACCAGCGAACTCAACACCCGCGCGCAGGCTCTGATGGCTGCCGACACCCGCCTGACGCTCGCTGCCGCCCAGCAGCAGGTCTTCGCGGCTGACCCGGCCTTCGCTCGCCGCTACAACGCCGCCTTCCACCGCTAAGCCCCCGGTCGCCCGTCCCTCTCACCCCGTTCCACCCCTTAAGGAGCCCACATGGCCACCGTTAAGCCCGAACAGAAAGACGCCGGTCCCAGCGCCGGTGACCTCACCACCCACCAGTGGCACGCCTGCAAGCGCACGCCCGCTGGCATCGACGTCGCCGACACCACCGAATCGGTGGCGGGCATCATCGAATACCCCGGCTTCAAAGCCGGAAGCACCACGACCTACCACACGCTGGGCCGCAGCAAGGTCAAGACCCTGGTCGCCGTCGTGGCCGGTGACTTCGCCAAGATCAGCGCGACGCCCGGTATCGCCACCAAAGCCGCTGCCGGTGACGCCTACTTCGCCGTGTTTGCCGAGGCGGGTCCCGCTGGAGCCATCGTGCCCATCGACCTCGACCGGGGCATCCGGCACGCCTGAAGCAAACACGTCCGCTCCCAGCGCCGCTTGAGCATCTGCCAGGCGGCGTGTTCTGTTGCTGTCTCTCTCTCACCCTCTCTCGAAAGGATGTGCCCTCATGACCGGACCCAGCAACAAATACGACAACACCTCCGGCCCCTTGCCCGCGACGTTCAGCGGCGGGCGGGTCGATCCCTACCTCACCAACATCGCTATCGCCGACTTCCAGGCGGACACCGAGTTCCTGACGCCGACCATCTTCCCGATCGTGCCGGTGATGATGCAGGGCGGGCGCTACAGCGTCTGGGAGCGCGGCAGCCTGCTTCGGCCCGAAATGCGCCGCAAGCCCTACGGTGACCGGCCCGTGCAGGGCAGCTACAAGCAGGGCAACGACAGCTTCTGGTGCGAAAACAGCGCGCTGGAAAAGGTCATTGACCCGGCGGACGTCGCCAACGCCCTAGACCCGATGGCCCCCTTCAAGGGCGCGGTGAACTACCTGACCCTCAACGCCAAGCTGAGCATGGACAAGGAATGGTCTGAGCGCTACTTCCGGGCTGGCGTCTGGGCCTTCCAGTACATCGGTGTGGGGGCCAATCCCAACAACGCACTGGATACGCCCGAGTTCCTCCAGTTCGACCAGGCTGGAGCCATGCCCGCCCAGTTCGTGCGCTCCCGCGCGGCACGCATGAACCTGCTGACGGGCCGCAAGCCGAACATCCTGGTGGTGGGCGAGAACGTCTTCCAGTACCTGACCTTCAGCCCGGACTTCGTGGACCGCGTGAAGTACGTGCAGCAGGGCATCGCCGACCTGAACCTGATGGCCAGCTTCTTTGACGTGGACAAGGTGATCGTGGCGCGCGCCGTTGAGAACGCGGCTGCCGAGGGCCTGCCCGATGACTTTCAATTCCTCGTCGATCCCAACAGCATGCTGTTGGCCTACGCTGCACCGCGCCCGAGTAAGGAACTCCCCTCGGCGGGCTACACCTTCAACTGGCGTGGTCTGTTCGCGCAGATGAAGGGACAGCAGGCTGATGCGCAGGGCACCAACGCCCTGGCGATCATCCGGCGCGGCTTTGATGACCGCACGCCTGCCGACTGGATTCAGATCCACACCGCTTACGAGATGAAGGTCACGGCCCCGGACCTGGGCATGTACTTCAGCGACGTGATCGGCGAGAACCTGCTGGACGCCTGAGGAGGCCCGCATGTCTGAACAGCAGTACGTGGCGGCCAGGCCGCTGAAGTTCGGAGGGGTGTCGCTGTCTCCGGGTGACCCCGTTCCGCTCGAAAAGGGGCGCAGCTATCACCAGATGCTGAGCCTCGGTCAGATCGCTCTCGCCCCCGCTGGTGGGCAGGGAGCCGTGTTGCCGGAAGGCGCGCACCAGCTGCTCTTGCACCCGCAGGCACTGGCCATCTTCGTCGATCAGGACGGGGTGCCGGAGGAGGTGACGTACCTCGGCACCCAGGAACCGGACGAGGACGCCCGAATCACCCTGGATCTGGAGCCGGGCCAGTCTGCGGCGCTGGTGAAGTTTGCGGCTGACGAGGAGCCGTCCCTGGTGCCGCTGGAGAGTCTGCTGATCTCCAGCGAGGCCCTCAAACGCCTGGTGCTGCACTTCCAGACCCAGGTGGATGAAGTCGTCCGGCGCGTCGGGTCGTGACAACCTGATTCGGCTCGAAGGCATCGGTGCCAAGAGCGCCGACAAAGTGCTGGCCTGGTTGTTCCCGCCGCCGAAGCTTGAAGGCGGCTGACCGTGACCGGCCCAGTCACGGTCACTACCGAGCAACGCCGGGATCTGCGTCAACTCGCCGGAGCGGCTCCGTTCAAGCTGTGGCTCCAGCTCTACGTCGATGAAGACACCACCGACGTAGAGGAACTGGACGCACTGATCGCCCGCAACGGGGGCAACCTCCAGCTGGCGGCGGCAGATCTGCTCGACGGGCTGATCGACGGCGAGGAGACGATCAAACGACTCAAGCTGGAGGGTGAGCTGGAGGTGGAGTTCCTGCCGGTCCAGTACGCCGCCAAGAGCGCCAGTCTGCGCGCCCAGGTGCAGCAGGCCAGCGTGACAACGCGCCGGTTCGGGCCGCCGCTGGCCGGGTTTGCGGTGGGGCGCAGCGACGTGCCGCAGGCGTTCGTGCTGGGCAGCGAGGTGTGGTCGCCTGACCGGGAGCGGCTGGGCGGCGTGCCGGTGCTGGACCGGGAGGGGCCATGAGCCTGTTGAGCAAGATCCAGGGCGTGGTGGGCAAGGTTCAGGGCAACAACGACCTGACCGAAGTCCGCTTCCGGCATCGGAAAACCTGGAGCGACGGCACCGATTGCCGCTTCAGCGTCCAGGACCCCAACAAGGTGGAAGGCAGCCTGGCCCGCAGCCTCCGGAGTCACCCGGATGCGGCAGATCTGCGAGTACTGCGGGTGCATCAGGATGACCCTGCACCCGCTCTGGCGGCGCATATCGACTGGGACCAGGGGGCCGTGCTGTTCGTTGAGCGCTATCCGCAGCAGTCGGAGTTCCTGGACAGCCACGTGGCAATCTGCTGCTTGGTGCAGCCTGCCCGGTCTGTGAGCTACGAGCTGCTCTTCACCCTGCCCGGCCTGCTCGTCAAGGACCCGGTCAGCAAAAACATGGTGGCTTCCCCCGGCGAGCCACTGAGGGCGTCCGCGCGTCTGGAAGCCACCACCGACCCGCAGGTCAGAGACGCGGTGGGCGCAGACACGGCCACGGTGGTGCTGTTCGGGCGGTGGGGCACCGCAGGCCACCCCAGCGCCTGGCCTGTGGGCCTGCACTGGGGCAGCAGCAGTCCGCTCGAACTGCAAGGCCAGCCGGGGGTGCTCACCATCAAGCTCGCCTGGCCAGACGCCGATCCCATTCAAACCCAGATTTTTGGTGCCCCATTCGTTGCCATTTGGAGGGCAAGATGACACGAACCAACCCTGACGCCCTCGCGCGCGTAAACGTCGCTGAGGACGCCACGCAAGACGAGGCGGCCAAGATTACGGTGGACCCGTCCGACAAGATGGACGTCGCCCACCTCACCCTCAACCCTAACCTGGTGCCGCCCGAGGCCGTGGACGGGTACCGCATCCGGGCAGGCATCGCCGCCAGCCTGGAAGGGTACAAGCGCTACAACCGCAACATGACCCGCCGCTACGGGACCTTCGAAGGTGAAGAGCTCCTCTTCAATGAGGCTCACGAGCGGGCCACTGCCGAGCTGGAGCAACTCATTCATCTCGCACCCCGCTCGCCCGAGCAACTGCTCGAAGGGTTGCGGCAGGTGCCCGACGAGGCCCTGCTGGCGATCTCCGGATTCGGCGAGAAGCGGCTGGAGGCGCTCCGCAAGGCCCTGGCATGACCACCACCGTCACGATGGTCGACCCTCGCCTCCTCTTCGAGAAGGCGCTGTTCGGCGTGGCACACGAGTTCGGACAGGTCTGCACGGCCACCTTCGACGATCCGCTGTGGAACTGGCCGCACACCACCCGCCGCCACAACGGCGAGATCGCTACGAGTCCGCGCAACATCGTGGACACCGGCGATCTGCGGGAGAGCCTCCAGCCGCCCGAAGTGGCCGGGTACGCCGTGCGCCTCACCTGGGATTCGGAGCACGCGGAGAAGGTCTTCGAAGGTGAGGCGGGCAAGCCCGCCCGCAACCTCCCTGCATTTGTGGCGCTGAACTTCGACTTCGCAGCGGCCTTCTTGAGGCATCTATGAGCGCCGGAGAGCTCAAGGAGAAAGCTGAGGCGGCGCTGGAAGCCGCTGGCATCGTCCTCGGCACCTACCACCTGCCCGGCGGAGAGAGCATTCCCGCGAGCTACGTCGGCAACCCGCCCGAAGGCACCACTGCCGAGGGCCTCGAGCTCCAGATCAACCCCAACCCCAAGCAGCTGTCCATCGACGCGTTCGTGTTCGTCGGCATGCCCCGCGCTTACCTGGTGCGGCTGGTGAACTGGGACGCCCTGCCCGACATCCTCGAAGACGCCACCAACGCCATTGCGCGTGCCCTGTGGCCCTTCGAGGACGACCCCCGCCTCATTCCCGCCGTTGGAGACACCCCTGAACAGGTGCTCTTCAGCGTTGAACAGTGATCCCAGGAGGGAGAACACATGGCTGACGACGTCCAGTTCCGTTTTGGTAAGAACGCCCGCATCGAAATCGCCCCGTACACTGACGGCACCGAACCGGCTGCCGGAGCTTTCATCAACTTCTGCCTCACCAACCAGGTCGAGGTCGGCCTGACCAACGGCACCATCACCATCGACACCTTCTGCACGGGCGGCGAGATCGAAGTCCCGGACGGCAGCCAGACCGGCGAGCTGACCTTCGGCGACACCACCTGGACCGAGGATGACGACGCCCTGAAGCTGCTCGAAGACGCCGCCTTCAGCAAGGTCGAGAACGGCAGCAAGGTCCACTACCGCATTTACCCGCTGGGCAAAGCGGTGGGTAAGCCCGTGTGGCGCGGCATTCTGAACGCAACGGGCGTCAAGCTGACCATCCCGTCCAAAGGCGTGATCAAGATGGCCGTCACGCCCAAAGCGCAGGGCGCGCCGGAACGCGGCACGGTCGGCGCAGCGGGTGCGTTCACGCCGGTCCCCTGAGCATGGTCCACGTCTGGCGTGACTGCTGGACCGGGCTGCCGAACGTCGTCGTCATCAGCGAATACCCGCAGGAGGAGGGCGTCATCGACGACGCCCTCCTCTTCACGTTCGACGAGCTGGCCGGGCCGGTGGTGCTGATCGACGACGCTGGCCAAGCCTGGACACCCACCTTGCCGCCGGACGCCTCGAAGGGCAACTTCATGGCCTTCGGCATCGATATTCCTCTGGAGACCAAACCAACATGAGAATGATTTTTGCCACAAAGACTTTGCAGCAGCTGCGCTTCCCGATCGGTGACCGGAAATTCATCTCCAGACGCCTGACCGGTGAAGAGGAACTGATCTATCAGGAAGTCTCGACGCTGATCCAGATGGGCCTGGCGGTGGGGGACAGTACCCAGGCCAGCGTGGATTCTCTGCTCGGTCTGCTGCAGCGCCGACTGGCCGACGGTGAGCAGCCCATCGACGCGGACTGGATTGCGGCGAACCTCGGACCGAGCAACGAACCGGAGCTGATGGCCTACCTGCGCACCGGTCACCGTGGCCCCGGCCTGGTGCCAGCGCCCGGCGAGAACTGGGATCTCGTGGAGCTGAAAGGCGAGGACGGCACGCCGGGCTTGGACCTGTATGGTCGCCTGTTCGGAGGCCGGGCGCTGAGCTACCAGGAGATCCGCGCTTACGAGAACTCCACCGCCGTGGTGCAGCGCGCGGGCGAGGCCCAGCAGCTCATCCGCGATGTCAGCAAAGCGGGTGGGAGCATGGACCTATCGCTCGACGACATCCAGAACGAGACGCGCCAGATCGTCCACGACCTGACCCAAACGCGGCGTGGTCAGATCGAAGCCACCGCGACGCTCCTGAACGCCCGCATCGCTGACGAGGGTGAGCCCATCACGGCGGCGTGGCTGCTGGAGAACTTCTCGCTCGAGGAGCTAAGCGAGATCCGCAAATACCTCAGCACCGGCAAGACCGAAGTCGTGGAGGTCGAGACCCCAAAAGCCGAAGGCGACGCGCCCGCGAACGTACCGATCAACGGATAGCCCAGTCGCTCGACTACGCCGACATTCTGCTGGCGGTGGTCGAGCACTACCCGGCCTACACCTGGGATGCGGTCCTGGAGGAATCCAGCCTGGTGCTGGCCGCGCTCTTCCAGCGCATCCCACGCATCCACCTGCACCGCGCCTGGCCGCTGATGCAGCTGCAGTCATTCATCGGGAACGCCCTGGGCGGGAAGCAGAAAGGCGGCGACAAACTGGCGAAGAACAAGGTGTACTCGCCGCTGGACTTCGCGCCACCGCTGGCCCGCACGCCAGATCTGATTCCCGCACCGCCCCTCGCACCCCAGCACTGCTTCGCGTTGATTCAAGCGCTGGAGAGTGGACAGCTCAAGAACGCCTCGTGGGTCATCCAGGCGGTCGAGCTTGAGGACGATCTGGACCGCGTCCGTGAAGTGGCGGAAGGCTATCAGAATGCTTTGGAAAACGATGCGGAACATTTCCCACTTCACTTCCCTGCTTAAATGCCTTAAGAGATCTATTTGCACATGAGTTGAAAATAATTAAGATTCGTTCTTATATCTGTTTTTTCAGTGCATTTAGGTAATTTTAGGGCCTGTATACGGAACTCACGATTGGAAGGCCTAACTTCAATCGGCAGAGCAGAATCAAATTTCTTTGCAGAAAAGATGTTTCTCTCGGAGGTCATTATGAAGAAAGTGCTTGTTATATTTTGTCTGATGTTCTCATTGAACGCAGCTTCAAATGCTCAGGCGCATGATTGTAGTACCTCTGTCTGCGACGGTGGTGGCGGTGGTGGCGGTGGTTTGCCTATGCCCCCGAGTTGCGAAGATTTGAGCTTCTGCTAGTTGGTTATTTTACAATGCGTCGCTTCCCTTCTGTAAACTAAGGTCCATAGTCTATAAATCAACAATCTAACAACTGCCCCGCCTATCTTAAAAAGATAGGCGGGTTTTATTTGAGAGGTAGCTATGACTGTAGTTGGTGCGGCCAATTTTGACATCAATGCCAACCCCGCCAAGGCCATCGCGGCCCTCAAGCAACTTCAGAAAGACGCGCTGGCCACCACCGGGCTGGTCTTGACCCCCACCGTCGATGCGAAAGGCGTCAAGGCCAAGCTCAAAGCCGCGCTGGACGGCATTGTCGGGACGCTGAACGCGGAAGTGAAGATCAAACCCCCGACCAAAACGCAGGCCACGGCTGCCCTGAGTAGCATCGTCGCCACGTTGCAGGCCGAGGTGAAGATCAAGCCCCCCACCGCCCCCCAGATCCGGGCCGCTCTTGGCAGTACCCCGGCCAGTGCCACCATCAACATCAACCTCAACGAAGCCAGCGTCACCCAGAAGATCGACCGCATCAAAACCGCCCTGCAGGACCTCCGGGTCAGCACCGGTGGGCTGTTCCGCATCGACGCCGACGCGCTGAAAGCCCTGGCCACCCAGATCAGTCAGCAGATCACGGATCTGCGGGGCATCGAGAGCAGCCTGCGCACCCTCCGGGGCCGCAACAACGGCGGCGGCGGCTCAGGCACAGGTGGGGGCGGCCCCGGAGCGGGCGCGGCCACCAATCCCTACGCGGCTCAGCTGCGCGCGCTGCAAGGTGACCTGAAGTCCTCAGCCCTCAGCACCGATCAGTACCGGGCCGCTGTCGCCAACCTTCAGACGGCTCTGAACGGCGAAATGAACGCCCTGCGCGGCCTGGGTGTGCTCACGGTCGGCCAGCAGCGCCAGCTCGACGGCCTGAGAACCACCAGCGGCCAGGCAGCTGCGGCCCTGAAGGGTCTGACTGATCAGGAAACCCGCCTGAACGCCGCCGCCCAGAGCGATAGTGTGGCGAAGATCGGGCGCGAGATAGCCCTCGCCAACAGCAAATTCCAGACCGGCAGCCTCGGTCTGCGCGATTATCTGCGCGAGCTGCAACGCCTGGAAATCAGCGCCCGCACCCTGGCCCCCAGTCTGGCAGCGGACAGTAAGGCCGCTTTGGACCTGCAACGGGTCATGCAGGGCCTGGGCGGGGCCAAAGCGGACCTGAATACCCAGAGCATCAAGAACGTCCGGATTGAGCTCGCACAGGCCCGCACAGCCTATGAACAGGCCCTTGCCGCCGCCGGTTCGAGCTGGCGTGCCCAGGGCCAAGCCGCGAGCGTCTATCAGCAGATCCTCGTCCGGGTCGAAGGGGAGCTGACAGCGGTCGGTCGCCGGGCCAGCCTCACGCGCGAGCAGGCCCTCAGCGTCGCCAACCTTCAGCGCCAGCTCGCCGGTCAGCAGAACGCCCTGCAGGGAACAGTGTCTCCGCTGGGCATTTCCGGCGCGTTCCTGAATGCCCTGCGCCAGATCCCCGCGCTGGCGATGGTAGCCGGTGGGAGCCTAGGGGCGGCCGCGAGCGCCGCGACGACCCTCAGCGGGTCTATTGGTGGCATCGCCCAGGCGATCGGGCCGCTGGGCATCGCCATCGCCGCCATCGGCGTGGCCTTGTTTGGCCTGACCAAGCTGTTCATCGACTCCATCAGCCACGCCGCCGAGTTCGAGAAGCAACTCCAGCAGATCAGCGGCCTGGCCGAACTCAGCGGCCCCAACCTCGGCAAATACGCCGACTACGTCCAGCAGCTCTCCACCAAACTGCCCGTCACCACCGAACAGCTCACCGAGTTCGGACGTCAGGCGGTGCTGGTGGGCCTGCACGGTCCGGAAGGCGTCAAGACCTTTACCGAGGGCATGGCGAACCTCAGCGTCGTCCTGCGCGACGTCCACGGCAAGGCCGGAGGCCTCGAAGAAACCGGCGCGGAAATCGTCAAGGTCCTGCGGTCGATGGGCATGGGGACCGAAGAGGTCAACGCCAACTTCGACAAGACCATCAACTCGTTGGTGGCGCTGAAAACGCAGTTCGGCGTGCAGATCCCGGACGTCACCGCGCTGGCGACTTATTTCTCGTCTTACGCGGCCAAGATCGGCTTGACGACGGACCAGATTCTGGCGTTCAGCGCCTCGCTGGTCAGTGTGGGTGCGCGTGCGCAGGGGTCCGGCAGTCAGCTCACGAAGTTCTTTGAGAAGGCCGCCGCTGCCGTCGCTTCGGGTGGCGCACCGCTGCAGGAATTTGCCAAGGACCTGGGCCTGACGACCGACGCGACCAAGGACCTGCTCAGAACCAACCCGACGAAGTTCCTACAGCTCTTTGCCGAGCGTCTCGATGTGCTGCACAAGCAGGGTGTCGATAGCAGCATCGTGCTCGAAGGGTTGGGTCTCGATACCAATCAGGCCGCCCGCACCTTCAACGAGCTGTCCGTCGCGGCCAAGAACACCGGGCGTTCGCTGGACATCGCCAAGAAGGGCTTCAATGACGCTGGGCTGGCGGCGCGGGTCGCACATGATGTTTCGCAGAACTACATCGACCAGCTCAAGGAAATGCACAACGCCCTGGACGGCTTCAAGGCCAACATCGGAAGCTTCGCGCTGCCGGTGCTGACCGGCGTTGTGGACAGCTTGAGTGGAGCCGCTCGAGCGCTACTCGATCTGAGCCAGGAAGCCAAGGACGGCGGGCCAATCCTGGACGAATTGCGCGGGTACGCTATCGCACTCGCAGCCGCCATTGCGGGGATCGGGCTGGCCGTGAAGGGTGCGGCCATCAACCAGGGCTGGACGGCGCTGGTTGCCAACTTCCGCTTCTTCGGTGGATTTTCTGGCATTCTCACCAGCTTGGTCGGGAGAATCGTCCAGATCGGCCCGGCCATCTCCGGCGCATTCAGTGCCGCCGTTGCTGGTGGCGGGGCTGCAGTCATCGCCATCGGCTTGGTCATCACGGCGGTCGCTGCACTGGCCATCGCGGCGAACAAGATCATCTCCGATACCCAGCGGATCTACGACCAGGTCGACAAAAGCAATCAGGATTCGTTCGACAGGGTGATGGACCGGGTCCGGGCCTTGGCTGCCGAGGGCACCGAACTCTCGAAAACCAAGGCCAAGTACCTGCTCGCGGTGCAGCAGCTCACGGATGCCGAGGCAGGCACCGTCACGGGCACCAACTTCTTTACTGGCGAGCGGATCATCAAAGTCGACGCGACGCAGGTCAAGGCCGCCCAGCAGCGTGTCCAGGATCTTGGCAAGGAAGTCAAGCTCCTCAGCGTCGAGGACGGTCGCCGGGCCGCTGCCGCGAAAGCCGCTGGTCAGACCGTCGATACGGCCCTGCGCCTCACCAAAGAGCAGCTCAGCGCGCAGGAATCAGCCATCAAAAGCATCCGTGCTGAGCTGGGCAAGCCGGTCGAAGTCTTTGGCGGGACCGAGTTCCAGAATCAGCTCGACCAGATCGGCGAGAAGTACAAGGAACTGCGCGACAAGCTCCGCCAGGACGTGCTCGATCCGAAGCAGCGCAACGACCTCTCCCGCCAGTTGCTTGCCCGGCAGGGCCAGGAGCAGGGCGAGGTGCGCCAGGAATACGGCGCGAAGGCCAGTGATGTCGCGGGGGACGCTGAGCGCCAGGCCACCCAGGCCCGTATCGCGGCGATGGCCGATGGAACCGCCAAAATCAAGGCCCAGGCCGATTTCGACATCGCCGAGCTGCGCCGCGTGGCTAAAAAACAGGCCGATGAACAGCGCGACTTCCCGCTGGAAGCCGCCCGCATCACCGCTGCTGCCGAGCAGCAGGCCCTTGACGTTCGCAAGGAAGCCACCCGTAAGGTGGAAGATTTCGAGAAGGAAGAGGCCAAAAAGCGCGATGCAGCCGCGAAAAAACGCGAAGCTGAGATCAGGGCCGCTGCTGCGAAAGAGGCGGCGACACTTAGAAAGATCCATGACGACGTGGTGCGCCAGGCCTCCCTCCAGCGCCAGGTCTCGAATCTGAACACCAACGTGGGCGCGAAGGTGGACAGCGGCAAGCTCACCACCTCCGGGTTCGAGTCGTTCACCCAGCAGCTCGCCGACTTGAAGGCCCGCATCAAAGAACTGCCCGTGCCCCTGCAGGCCACCTTCTCGGTCTTGCTGAAACACTCCGACGCCCTGGTGATCAGCGGCAAGAAGGCCGCCGACTACAACGCGGAGCTGAAGAACCTCAAGGGCAGTCTGAAAGACATGGGCTACGACGAGCTACTCGCCGCTCAGAAGCGCGTGGCCGACGACCCCAGCAAGCAAAAGAGCCTGGACCTCATCAGCAAAGAGATTCAGGCCCGCCAGAAACTGATCAAAACCCATGCCGACCAGGTGCTGATCGAAGGAAAAGCACAGTACAAGTCCGCTCAGGGCCAGGCGACCATCAGCGGGTATGAAGATTCCAGATCCGCCGTTCAGGGCAAGGAAAACGAGGCCCAGCTGCTGCTGGCTATCGAGCGGAAGTACAGCGTCGATGTCTTGAAGGCCCGCCAACAGGTCGCCCAGGCCAGTGCCGAAAAAGACATCGCTCAGATCAACCAGACCTACGGCAAAGAAGTGGCCCTGGCCCACGGCAACAGCGCGAAAATTGCTGAGCTGACCACCCAGCGAGACGATCTCATCGCCCAGCGCCGGGCACAGCGCGACGCCGATCAGCAACGCAACCTCAAACAGTCCAACGCCACGCTGGTCAGCGCCAGCAACGCCGCCTCGGCAGAGCTCCTCAAGATCGACGGCCAGCGCGCTGCCGGAAAAGCCGCTGTCACCAGTGCGGAGAGCAAGAGCATCCTCGACGAGTACGCCCGGCGTCAGGATGCCGCCCACGGCAACGCCCTGACCCTGTTGAAACTTGAGCAGGAGTTGGGCGGGAAGGTCAAGGAAGCCCACCGCCAGGAGGTCCAGGAAAGCGCCCGCACTGACATCCAGGGCATCAAGGAAAATTACCAGGCCCAGATCACAGCGGCAGGCACCAACAAGGTCGAAGTGGCCCGCCTGGCTGCCGAGCGGGACGCCCTGATCGAAGCCCGGCGCGTGCAGCGCAACACCGCCTTCAAGCTGCTCGACCAGCAGGCCATTCAGAACGAAGTCAACGCCAGCAACGCGGCGACCGATTACCTGCTCAAGCTCGACGGCCAGCGCGCCGCCGGAAAAGCAGCACTGACGAGCGCCGAGAGCCAGAGCGTCCTCGACGAGTACGCCCGGCGTCAGGATGCCGCCCACGGCAACGCTGAGACCCTGCTGAAGATCGAACAGGACATGGGCGACCAGGTCAGGGAAGCCCGGCGTCAGCAGGCTCAGGACAGCGCCCGCAGCGACGTGCAGGGCATCAAGGAAAGCTACCAGACCCTCATCACGGCAGCGGGGACGAACAAGGTCGAAGTGGCCCGTCTGGAAGCCGAGCGGGACGCGCTGATCGTCGCCCGACGTCAGCAGCGCAACGCGGCCTTCAAGCTCATCGACCAGCAAGCTGGGCAAACGGCAGTGGAGGCCAGTCAGAAGGCCGCCCAGCAGATTGCCGAGATCGATAGCCAGCGCGAAGCGGGTCACAACGCGGTCCTGAATGGCCGCGCACAGGCCACGCTGGATGCCTACGCACGGGAGCAGGACGCGGCGCAGGGCAATATCGTCAAGCTGCTGCAGATCGAGCAGCAGTCCGGCGCACAGATCCTGGCCGCGCGTATCCAGCAGGGCCGCGCCCAGGCCGACGCCGACGTGCGCCAGTTGGAAGCGAGCTACCAGACCCGGATCGACCAGGCCATCCTGTTCGGGCAGAGCTACACCGCGCTGGAGCAGGAACGCGATACGTTGATCTCCCAGCGTCAGCAGCAGCAAGCCGGAGCCGAGCTGCTCCTTGCCCAGCAGTCCGGCCAGGCCCTGATCGACGCCCGAAAGAAGGTCACCGAGGCGCTTCTCGCCCTGGACCAGAGTCTGGCTTCAGGTCTGGCCGAGCGGGCCAGCACCGAAGCGGGCCGAAAGAAAGACCAGTTCGATCGCGATCTGGCCAACGAACTCTCCGACCTGGGTGACAACGAGCGGGCCAAGTATGACCTGCTCCGCAGCAGCCAGACCACCCGCATCGCGCTGGCCCAACGCGCCGTCACCGCCCAGGAACAGGCCGATACCCTGGCCGAGAACCAGCGTTTCGAGAACCAGAAGACCGCGCTGGTCAAAGACGGCACCTACAACCAGCGGCTGATCCAGCTCGAAGCCGACCATCAGGCCCGACTGACCCTCATCAGCACCAAGGGGATTCAGGACCGGTCGAACGTCGAAGAGGACCTTGTTCGCGCAGGCATCGCCCAACTCGGGAAGGTCAACGAAACGGAGGTCAAGAAGCAGATCGACGCGGTCACCCGCAACCTCTCCTCCATGACGGCGGTGCAGCGCGACAGTACTCGCGCCAGCTTGCTGGGCTGGTTGGACACCTTCCAGAAGGCTGGTGTGGCCGGGCAGGCTGCCGTCAAGCTGATTCAGGACGCGCTGCTCGGCGTGGCGAATGCTGACACCGACGCGCGTGCGAAGGCAGTGGAGCTGGTGGGCAAGCTGTTTGCGCGTGACGGTGACGGTCGTCTGCAAGCGCCGGAGTCGGTGCAGCGCCAGCTTGCCGCACAGACCAACCGGATCGGTCGGCCCGACAGCCAGCAAGACGCCGTTGACAAAGCATCTGGTGCGTACGACAGCAAGATCGCCGAGCTGAAAGCGGGCATTTCGGATGCCAACAAGGTGATTACAGAGCTGGGCCGACTGGCTCCTGACTCCCTCGACGCTGTTCAGCGTCAGGCGCTGGACTACGCCCGGCAGCTGCTCCCCATCTTCGAAGCCCAGCTGCCCGTCACCCAAAAGAGAGCCGCCGACGCGGGACAGGCCGCTGGAGCGGCCTACATCAAGCAGTTCACCGACAGCATCGTCAAGCCAGAAACGGCGACCGCTGATCTGATGGACAAGCTGGCCCGCATCGGCAAGCCGGACACGGCTGAGAATGCCCGCAAGACGGCGGAGGGGCTGTTTAGTGGCCTGAGCAGCGGGTTCGACAAGGAAATCAAGGACCTCGACGACAAGATCGGGAAGCTGAACGGCCCAGACATCTCACCCGATGAGCAGCGAACGAAAGACGGCCTGGAGGCGACGCGTCGCCTCTATGTGGGCTTCCTGGAGCTCATTGGGAAGGATGCCAAGGCAGCGGGTCAGAAGGCCTTCGACGGGTTTACCCAGACGAGCGCGGATAAGGCCCAGCAGGGCAACCTGGCCCTCGCATTAGCGGCCAAGGAATTCGCGGATGCGAACGCTGAAGCCCTCCCCGCCGATCAGCGGCCAGCGGCCCTGGCTGCCGCGTCACTGGCCTATCAGAAGGCCCTCACTCTCTACCGCAATTACTGGAACGAACGTCAGAAAACCGCCCAGGAGGGGTTTGCCAAGGGAACGGTCAGTCAAGAGGACCTGACCAACGTCAACCAGGCCGCCGCTGCTGCCCAGAAAAACCTGACCACCGAGACCGTCGCTTACGGCAATGCCTTAGACGCCACCTCCAAAAAGACGGTCGGCGACAAGGCCGCTGAAGGTGAGCTTGCCCGAGCGCAAGCCGCCCGCGAACTGGCCCTTGCCAAGGCTGAAACCCTCCCCCCAGACCAGCAAGGTGCCGAACTGGCCCGCATCTCCGCGGCCTACCAGGCGGCCCTCACGGTCTACCGCGACTACTGGAACGAGCGCCTCAAGCTCGCCCAGGCCGGGAAGGTCGCTGGCACCGTCACCGAGGCCGAACTGACCGAGGTCAGCAACAAGGCCGCCGCCGCTCAGAAAGGCTTGACCAGTGAGGTCGTCTCCCAAAACAACAATCTGGATGCGAATAACAAGAAGACAGGGGACAGCATCAGTGCGCTGCGTCAGGCCCGCGAAGCTTACGACGCCGTTCTTGGACTTTCGGCTCCGGCCTACCAGTCCGAGATCGACGCCCTGCAAAAGCTCAAAGAAGAAAACGGTGGTCTGGCCGACCAGATCGACGACCTCATCCGCAAGTACCAGCAGCTTCAGAACGCCCGCAAAGGCATCACCGTCACGGGCGTCTCCAACGACTTCCAGGCCGGGCGGAACGGTGGACAGGAACAGCTCCAGAGCAGCGTCACCAGTATCGCCAAGGGCTTCGGCGCACTCACCAGCCCGCTGTCGATCCTCTCAGCGATTCTCGACAAGATCAACCCGGCGGGAGAAATCCTCGCTGGGATGTTCAGTGTCCTCGAAGAGCCGATCAAGGCCCTGCAGGAACCTTTCCAGCAGATCGGGGTGCTGCTCGGTTCGGTCATCGCTCCAGTGTTAGAACTCATCGCCCCGGTGCTCGACGTCATCGCGCAGCTCTTCACGGCCCTGTATGACGCGATCGCCAGCTTCATCAAGGCGATCACTTTCGGCTTTGTGAACATCGACCGGCGCGACCCGAAGGCCAAGGAGACTGCCGACCAGAAGGGCCAGGGCGACCAGACCCAGCTCGATCTCGATTACCGCAGAGGGCTGATCAGCCGCCAGGCCTACGAAACCCAGAAGTTCAAGCTCCTGAAAGACGGCCTCGACGCCCAGCAGGCCGCCGACCTCAAGGCGGCTGGCAACAACCTCGCCCAGCGCCAGCAGATCGAGCGCAAGTACGCCCAGCAATACGAAAAAGAGCGCCTGGACATGCTCGACCGGCTCTACGAGGCTGACCTCGCCGACCTGGACGGGCAGCTCAAGACCAAGGAAATTACCGAGAAGCAGTACGCTCAGAAGAAATACGATCTGACCCACGCCAAGCTCGTCCGCGAGCGCGATGATGCGCTCGCCCTCGCCGGAGACAGTGCCGAGAAGCGTCTCCAGATCGAGCAGAACTACCTCAAGAAAGAAGGTCAGGCCCGCCAGGAAATGCTCGACCAGGTCTACGCGGCCTACATCAAAATCGCCGACGACTTGGGCAACACCCTCACTGGCGGGATCAGCACGAGCCTCCTCAACGCCGCGCAGGCCCGGAATTTCGGGCAGTTCCGCACCGAGTTCCGCAAGAACCTGCGCGAGTCCATCTTCCAGGCCGTGCTCAGCGCGGTGATTGAGAGTGCCGCGTTCGGAGCCATCCTGCAGCCCGCCATTGACGCGTTGAAAGCGGCCTTCATGACGGACGGCACGGCTGATGACGACGCGGCCATTCAAGGACTTTTGAAGGCCAGTGACGCGGTGGAGGGCAAGGCCAAGCAGATCTACAAGGCCCTCCAGCCGCTGCGGGACAAGCTGGGCATCGGCACCGACAGCAGTCAGGCGCAGCAGATCGAAGTGACCGGCAACATCAGCACGCCGGAGGTGAAGGTCAGTCTCGACATGCTCAGCTACCTGGCCGACACCATCAAGCAGAACATCCCACCCTGGCGTGACGCCATCATTGCCCACACCCCAGCACTCAGTGCAGAGACGGCGGCCCTGTTGCTGCACGTTCCGGCGCTGAGCGCGCACACCCTGGCCATGCCGACGTTCGTGAGCGCGGTGACGACTTTTGGGTTGCACACGACATCGCTGAACGGGACGGCCATGCTCTACAGCACCGCTACAGACCGCTTTGTGCAGGGCGTGAACCTGTGGGCCAACGCCAGCGCCGCGCACATCGGGGCGATGAATGCCCACACTGCCGCCTTGCGCGGCGCTGGCAGTACGGGCGGGACCCGCAAGTACCAGGGAACACCATGAGACAAGTACTGCAAGGGATGTACCTCCCACGAGATGACCTGATCGGCTGGCGGGTCGAGATCGGTCAGGACAGCTACACCAACGACGGTCCCGGACCCATCGCTCAGGTGGACGTGGAGCTCGACGCGGTCGGCTGTCTGACCTCCGGCAGCATCGCCCTCAAGCGGCCCCGCCACCCCATCTTCCCGGCGTATCAGTTCACTGCAAAACTCTGGCTCCAGAGCAAAACCTACGGCTGGGTGGACGTGGCGCTCGGGTACATCCCTCCGGCCAAGGAAAATGGGCGCGAGGAGTGGAGCTTGGAGCTGCGCCCGCTCGAAGAGCTGGCGATGAACGGCTACTTCGACGGCGCGCTGCTGGGCGGCCACAACACGCTGGGGAGCGAGATCGGCGACTGGAAGGAAACCAATGAGGCGGTGGTGTCGCGCATTCTCCAGCGCAACCCCACCGCCATGCTGGGCACCCACGCGGACGCCACGGTCGTGCTGGCCCGGCCCGAGGACGGCACACCCGTCAATATCAGTCAAGCGCGCTTCTACGCGTGGAAAAGCACTGGCTTGGTCACACTGCCGTTTGGCACCGAGTCCCGTTGGGATGGCGGGCCGGGCTGGCAGAAGGGCAGCTACACCGGGATCAGTCGCCCGCCGCTGACGCCTCGCAAGGCCGTGGACGCCGGGCAGGTGGAGTTCAAGGAAGTCACGCGGCCTGCTGGCCCACCGATGGTTGGGGAATACGAGCTGTTCGTCGGAGAAGTCAAATCGGCCCCGCCACCGAATGCCGGAGCGGCGATCGCCGGTCAGAACGGCCTGATCAAACGCACCGTGACCGCCGAGCAGTACGCCTACGTGCGCGTCTACGATCTGGAGGCGTGGTTTGAAGGATCGGCGCTGGCCGGGCAGGACAACGACCTGATCAAAACGCTCAAGGAAGCCCTAACCGGCGCTCAGGGGGCCTACGCCCTCGCGCACGACACCCTGGGGTCTGACAACGACTTCACCCAGCTTGAACAGAGCCGGATGCTCGATGCCGAGACTGCTATCCGCGTGGCCCGCTGGCAACAGGGCAGCGTGCAGAGCGACTATGAACCGTTGACCGCCAAGCTCAGCACCGGATTCGTGCTTGAGAAGTTTCAGCGCTATGACGTGTACAACGTCAATCTCAGCGACGTGCTGCCCAGCGACGACGCCTCCATCCTGACTGGAACGACGATGTGGATTAGCAAGAAGAGCTATGACGAGGCCTCGCTCGGGGAGGTCACTCCCCCTGGCCCCGACGCGGACCCCGATTACAGCCGCCTGGTTCACCCGTTGCTGAGCAGCGACACCATCAAGATCTTCGACACCCACGTTGTCGAGCTTGACGGCGAGTCGCGCAACACCCCGTTTCAGCAAGGGGCGCTGACCATCCCCCCCGATTACTTCCGTGGGCCTCTTGGACCTGCATTGGCGGCACTCATGGACAAACAGTGGAAAGAGTCGTTCGACCCCGAAGATCCGCCCGAGGGTGCTGAGCCACCGTCTCGTAGTTGGGACGGCAAGTGGTACTTCTATGTCGCCTCGTGGTGGGCTGTGACCGGGAACGTCCCGGCTCAGCAGCCGAACGCCTGATGGTCGGCATCGCGCTTGGTAACGCGGTGGCCACCGTCACCCGCTGGAATTACCCGCCTCAGTTCGGCATCAAGATTCTTATCCCGCCGCCCGCGCCCGCCGCGCTGTTCCTGCCGACGACGGCGGGGCCGAACTACGAGGCAGAAATTGACGGGGCGCTGATCACGCCTGCGGTGGTGCTGGGCGTGGTGGATGAGGACGGCACGGTGCGCGACGTGGCGGTGGCCAGCGTCCGCTTCACCCTGACCGCTTCGGAGATGCGCACGAGCGCATCGGTAGGGATTCTGCCCTACAAGGAGGGCTGATGCCTCAACAGACAGGCTGTCCAGAGCGCTACTTCGCGGTGGACGATGACGGCTTCGCCTTCCCACTGCCGCAGACCTTGAAGCCGAGTTTCTGGCTGGCTTCGCTGCACCCTTCGGTTCACGGCTTGCCGATGAATGACGAGCAGGTGCGAACCGACGACTACCGGCGCAACGCCGAGGTCCTCAAGTTGGAGGGAAAGCTGTATGGAAAGACCGAAGACGACCTGCACGCCCAAGCGGGGGTCATCCGGTACTGGGTGCAGCGGATGCGCTGGTTGCAACGGGCCGCCCGCGCCTCCCTGGTGCTGCTCGACGGCAGCGACATCGAACTGGTCCCGGATGGGAACAAGAGCAGCGTCGCCACGCTGAAAGTGCTGGTGGTGGCCAGGAACCGCAAGTGGATCAACCCGGTGACGGGTGAGGAGGTGACAGGCTAATGGCAAATCTACAGTTGGTCGGCAACATCGCTGGAAGCGAAGCGGCGACGGTCAAGCTCACGGTGGTGTACCTGACGGACTACCGCGACGAGCAGGGCCGCGTGCCCCCGCCAGTGCTGCTGTTCGAGAAGCTGCCGGGGCAGGAGTGGACGGCGCGACCCAACGGTGGGGCGGCCATCGTGCTGGGGCCGAATCAGATGGGGATTCCCGCGCCGAAGGTGAGCGTGACGTACACCTTGCTGTGGGCGGGCTTGCCGCCGCCGGCTCGGACGCTGGAACGCTATATCGTGCCGAACACGGACCCGGAGGGGTACTGGGACTTCACCCGTGCGGACGGCAATGGGGTGTACAACGGCTCGCCAGACAATCTAACGCAGGTGAACGTGCTGCCCGGTCAGGGACCGCAGGGGGAGCCCGGCCCCGGCCTGCGCATCGGTACGGGCGTCCCCTCGCCCGGCCTCGGCATCAATGGGGACAGTTACCTGAACACCTTGACCTGGGATCTGTACTCGCGCGGGGGCGGCGCATGGACCCTCATCGGGAACATCAGAGGCGGCACAGGCGGAATCGGCGAGCGAGGGCTGCCCGGCGTGGACGGCAGGAGCTTCCCGGTGCCGACGCCGAGTCAGACCGGCTACATCCCGGTGGCCGATGGAAGTCAGCCGAGCGGGTTCAGCTGGACTGCACCGAGCGCCCTGCGACTCCGGAAGCTGGGCGACGTGGACTTGAACGACATTCAGGAAGGGCAGGCCGTCGTGTGGAATGCCGGGCGCAGCCTGTTCGTGCCTGGGGAGGCCGGTTCGGGCGACGGTGGGGGCGACGGCCCGGTCATCGACCCGATTGCCGGTCAGATCATCGTGCAGAGCGTCAACCCGCCGAACTGGGCCAACAACGGCACCCTCGCGCAGTTCGGCCTGGGCAACAACGACGGCCCCGACACCGCCTGGACGGATGTGTGGGGGTACAGCAACGACGGCATCTCCCAAGCCACGCCCTTGCAGATGACCTACCCGAACGGCAACAGCGACCTGCTCACCTATCAGGACCCCGGCCCCTGGTTGGGCAAGCGGTACTGGCAGTTCGTGGACCGGAACGACTTCACCCGGCCCACCATCTTCATCAACGTGGCCGAGGGCGTCTCCATTCAGTCGGTGGGCGAGACACCCCCGCCGCCGGATGAGGGTGGGCCGGGTGGCGAAGTGACGAACCCCGAGGACTTCACCTTCCACTTCCCGTCTGCCCAGTACGGCCAGGCCAGTGCACCCTTCGATCTCATGGACGGCACGTACAAACTGACCGTCGAGAATGTCTCACAGGCCCAGGGGGTGTCGCTGTATCTGGAATCGGCGGGCGCATCGGGCATCTGGAGCACCTCCCTGAACACCAACAGCCTCATCCCAGGCGAGATCAAGACCACCGGCCCCACCCAGACACCGCAGGGGGCGCTGCACTACCGCGTGCGGGGCTACTGTGCGGGGCCGGGCAACCCGGTGGTGCATGTGCAGATCGTCCTGACGCCGATTGAGGAAGGACCGGTCATCGACGACCTGACCAGCTTCGACTTCGACTTCCTGGGCAACACCCCAGGGCAGGCCAGCGCCCCCTTCACCCTCGACGCCGGGGATTACAACCTGGTCGGCACCTGCCCGGGCGGAACCGGCGAGGCTCCGATCTACCTGATCCTCGAAGCCGAGAACCCGCCCGGTCACTGGCAGGGCTGGAACGCCAACACCATCACCGATACCGACGTGTACACCAGCAACCCGGTTCACTTCGACGGTGGCTTGTGCCGCTTCCGGGCCTATTGCTCAACCCCCGGCAACTACACCGCGCATGTCAGCGTCACCCTGGAGTGAATTGCAGCATCCAGGCTTCGTCCCTGTTGGCGTTTCGGCGCGCTGACGGCGCTTCACATGCAGCCGGAAGGAATGAACCATGAGCAATCCTTTACTTCGTTCTCTGCGTGACCTCTGGAACAGCAACAAAAGCCCGGTCCTGCTCGCCACCCCTTCCGGCACCCTGGGTTCGGATGGCAAGCCGCAGGCCGCCCCGGTCGGGCCAGAATATCCACTCCCCGTTGGGCTGTACGTGCTCCGGGCGGGCGCGTGGGTGCCCTGGGACGGGTACGCCCTCGCTGCGTCGCCCCCACCAGGCCCACCGGTCTTTAGCGCCATGAACTTCACCGGGGCTGACGACATGTACGCCTACTCGACCGAGTTCACCCTGCCGCCCAGGACCTCGGTGACGGTGCAGTTCACGAACCCGCAGGGTGACGCCGGAGCGCTGGTGACCCAGGAGGCCTGGGACGGCTCGGCCTGGGTCAATCTCGCCACGAACGCGCTGGACTCCGCGACCCAGAGCGCTGACTTCGTGAATGGCTACACCGCCGACAAATACCGGTTCCGCGTCGCCTACCAGCGCCACACCACCGGCAACGAGACGGCCACCTTCTGCGCAGCCTGAGCGCCGTCCAGGCCGGTGCCCTGATTCCTGAGATGATCAGCCAACCAACACGCAACCCGAGGGCGAAAATTTTACTTTGTGAAGATTTTTCTCAGCTAAGCTGGGGTGTGACCAGAGCCGAGTTTTTCCGAGCCGTGATCTTGAAAAGCCTCAAGAAGCGCTGGAGCTGGCTCTTTGGACTTCCCGTGCTGGTGTTCATCGGCTTGATGGTTTTCAAGCAACCGTTCTGGTTTTCCGCCGTTCTCGCCCTCGTTTTGCACCTGTTGTTGACGGGCTATAGCGCCTGGGCTTCATACCAGCGGCACAGACACGAATACATCAGCTGAACACAGCCTGCCAACCCACCCAGCCCCCGTCCACGCGGGGGCTGTTCCTTGCCACAGGAGGCGAGATGCAACAACGATTACGACGCTGGCCTCAGCGGGTCAGACACCACTTCCACGACCGCCACATCCTGGTCCGCCTCCTCATCGCCGGTCAGACCCTGGGCTTTGGCCTGGTCTTCCTCTTCCAGAGCGACCTGTTTCATTCGACGACCAGCCGCAGTTACAACGGCATGGCCTGGATGCCGCAGATCGCTTGGGGGGGGCTGGCGGTGGTCACGGGCCTGGGGCTGGTTGCAGCGGCCACCGACCTCGGGCGGCGGCTAGCCTACCTCCTCGCCCTCTTCTTCTGGATCTCCGTCACGACCTCCCTCACGGTCGGTGCGGGCACCATCCTGACCGGCACGACCACCTACGGCTGTGTCATCGGCGTGATCGTCTACAAGCTCATCAGTGCCCGGAGCATCAACGAGCCAGGCGGTGAGCATGACATTTGACCCCGTGATCGTGACCGGCGTGCTCAGTCTGGTCGGCACCGGGCTGGTGGCCTGGCTCGGCTTCCTCAACGCCCGCCTGAGCACCGCGAAGACGAGCGAGCAGGCGCTGATTGACCGGCTGGAGAAGCGCATCGACCAGCTCGACCGGACCATCGCCAATCAGGACACGAAACTCGCGCTGCTCGAGCAGAAAAACGACGCGCTGGAGAAGGAAAACGACAGCCTCAAAGAGCGCGTGCGTGTCCTCGAAAGGGACGGCGCGGCGGCGGAGCACCTGGGGGCGCGGCTGACGACGGCCAACAAGCTCTTGATCGAGCAGAAAGACGCCCTGAACCGCGAGAACGCCGAGTTGCACAGCCAACTGGCGACTGTGGCGATCTGTCAGGGGCAGGACTGCCCGATGCGAGATCTGGCGCGGCAGATGACCGATGGGGGCAAGACACCATGACCATCACACTGACCGCTGCCCACATTCAGGCCGTCGCCCCGAGCCATCTTGGTCCCACCTCGGTGGTGGCGGTGCTGCGCTCAGTGCTCGAGCAGTACCAGATCGACCAGACGCCCGAGCGCTTGGGCATGTTCCTCGCCGAGTGGGCGCACGAGAGCAACTTCATCAGTGTGCGCGAGAACATGAATTACAGGGACGCACAGCACATCTTCGACACCTTCAGCAATCGGGGTCGCCGCTTTCAGAACAAGGCCCAGTGCGTTCCCCTGGTCAACAATCCACAGGCGCTGGCCAACGCGGTCTACAACGGGCGCATGGGCAACCGGCCCGGCAGCAATGACGGTTGGCTCTACCGGGGTGGCGGCTGGCCCCAGCTCACCGGACGCGACGCCTACGCCGGGTACGGGAGTCGGCTGGGCCTCGATCTGCTCGGCAATCCCAGCCTGATCCTCAAGCCCGAAGTCTCAGCAGCGGTCTGCGGGCTGTTCTGGTCAGACCGTGGCCTGAACCGCTTTGCCGACGCGGGTGACCTGGTGAGCGTCACCCAGAAGATCAACGGTGGCCAGAACGGTGCCGACGACCGCCTGGCCCGCTACCGGGCCGTGATTCCGCTCCTGCGCGCCCAGGTGGCCGCGCCTGCACCGGCTGGTGTGCCAGTCCAGCGGCTGTTCGTCAACGGCATCGAGCAGCCACTCGCCGACGCCACGCTCAGCGGCGTGAGCCTGGTGCTGCGCGGCCAGACGTTCACCATCGCCAAGCGCAGCCAGGTAGGGGAAAAGCTGTATGTCACGACGGCCTGAGCCGGCCCGCGCCCGACTGCGCCGGATCATCGTGCCGGGCACCACCGGGGGACTGTTCACGGTCTATCCAGGGACGCTGGGCTTCCTGGTGATCCTGGGGCTGTTCGTGCATGCCTACTTCACCGGGCGGCAGCTGCCCGCTGGGATTGGCGACGTGCTGCTGGCCTCAGTGGGCCTGCTGGGACTGCACACCGCGCGCGGGACCTCGGCAGACCGTGCCAACGCCGCCAACGGTCTCGGGCCGGTACCGGTCGAAGATCCGCCGAGCACCGCGAGCACCCTGCCCGAGTTGCGCCCCACCGGCCCCTAGGCCTGCCGTACCTGCAGGTGCTGACAATCCACCCTCTTCCGGCCCTTGCCACGTGCAGGGGCCGCGCCTGTTTGTCCAGGAGCACCATGAACCCATTGACCCTGAAGGCATTGAAGCTCCAGCTGCAACTCCTCGCCCTGAAGGCCCTGCCGGAGATCGAGCGTCAGGCCGTGAACATCGCGCAGGCCGGAATCAAGCTCGTCGCCCCGGCCAAGCGCGTCCAGGGCATCGAGTACGTTGTCGCCCAGTACGCGAAGGTGACCGCACACATGCCTGGCTTGAAAGACACGCTGGTGGATGATGCGCTGGTCCGGGAACATGCGGGCGAGGCGATCGACTGGGCCTTCGGTCAGGTCGGCGGCCTCCTCAACGGCCTGGTGCACGCGCCGGTCGCCGACGACAGCACCTTGCCTCAAGGCGGCCTGAAGTGAAGCGCGCCCTGCTGCTGATGCTGGGTGTCCTGACCCTGGCCAGCTGCGCACCGGGCCTGACTGCCGCGCCTGATCCTGGCGGTGCCGTGCTGAGCATCGACCGGCAGAGCAGTCAAGCGGTGGTGACGTTTGCCGCAGGGAGCCTCGACGCCCAGGCGGTGCAGCTCACGCTCAGCGGCGTGAGCCTGGCCGTCAACGATCCGAACTGCAGAGCATCCGGCGCTCAGATCGTCTGCACCCTCGGCACGGTGCCTGCCGGGCGGATGTACGTCCTGCCCAGTCGCGGGGTGCTGGTGGCCGAAGCGGCGTACCAGCGACCGGGTGGCGCGGCGTACTCACTGACGGCCAAGTAAACCCACGTCCTCAACTGCCGACCCGCCCGTGACATTCGGCGGGTCGGTGCCGTTTGCACGCAAAGGAATCCCATGAAAAAGAAACTGTCTCTGTTGGCCCTGACCGGAATCATCGCCCTCGCCTCGTGCGGAGCACCGCCCACTCCAGCCCGGATCAATCCGGCCACGTCGTCCGCGCCGATCGTCGTCACCCTGCCCGCTGACGCGCCAGTACCCACGCCGCAGCCCGCACCTGCGCCTGCTGCCCAGAGCATCACGGTCATCGGTAACCCCGAGGCGGTGGGCGTGCCTTGGCTGGAGGTCACGGCGTTTCAGGCGGCCCGCTCTCCGGGCGACGGCGCGAACTGCTCGGCGGTCGCCAGCGCAGACACCGACAAGTCCCTGACGATCCGCTCGGCCAACTGCGGAGATGCAGGGACGGCCACCCTCACCGTGGCGCTCAACGGCCAGCGCACCCCGCAGAAGGTGGGGAGTCAGGACCTCGTGATCGTGCAGAAGCGCAGGGATATCAGCGAGTCGGTCACCGCCGTCGTCGAGGTTGGCGGCGAGCAGATCTGGCCGAAGTAAACCCCACAAGTCCGCAAGTCAATGCCCCCTGCACCCGCGTCGGCGGTCGTGCAGGGGGCATTTTTTGGTGTGGGCCGTCCTCCGCTGGGTGAGGGGCACGGGCAGGTCATGGCGATTGACAGCATTGCTAGGAGCCCATTCCCCCCGTCGGTGGCTTAAGGTTCGGACAACATACGGCCTGCGTTCCGCCAATAGCTTTCCCCAGCCGTTCCACCCAAAGTGATAAGCATGCAACCAAAACGCTCTCTTGCCATTCTCACCACACTACTGACCACCTCAATCGCACTGGCAGGTGGTGCCGGTTCAATGCCGATGCAGGATGGGTACGCCGACGTTAATGGTGCCCGCATCCACTACGTCGTGCAGGGCCAGGGCTCGCCAGTTCTTTTGATCCACGGTTATCCCCTGAGCGGCGAACTGTTCTCCAAAAATCGTGATGCCCTGAGTCAAAGTCACAAGGTCATTACCATCGACCTGCGCGGCTTTGGGAAAAGCACTGCGCCAGCTGAAGATCCTGGCTCCTTACAGACCTACGCGAAAGATGCTCTGGCGGTA